CGGTGAGAACCCCGGCTACTGGATCCCAATACAGTTGATCACCCACATTAAAAGCAGCATTATTTACAGCCGGCAGTTCAAAAACACCCACAACATGAATCGAGCCGGTAGCGCCAACAGCAATGTCCTCACCCGCTATACCAATCCGGTTAGTCAGGTTGACAACGCTCCCATAAAAAATAGGTACCGGTCCCGGATTAGTGTAATCAATTACATCTCCTTTTTGGATATAAGGCATTATTTATACCTCCTTAACAGTTTTAGTTATAACAAGCGCCTAACAAATCAAATCATTAGGCGCCAGGATTCATATACAGTCCGCGGAAATCAAGTACGGTTACACCGTAATCGATGTAAATCCGCCACTTAATTCCCAGGAAATCAAATCCGACCTGGCTCTCCAGCTTGGGCATATCATCACCATTCAGATATGTTACCTCAATGGTATCGATATCAGCAGGATCGGCAGCCAGGAACCACGGGAACGGGTTGCCGGGTTGAACAAGCGCATCAAGCTCAGCATCAGCTATTGGTTCAAGAGTTCCAATGAACGGATTAATGTTTGCCTGAGTGGTTGGGAACACGTTATTGGACAAAAACTGCTGTGCTTCAGTTTCCCGAGCCGCCGGCACAAGCAGGAACCGCGGTCCGATATTCAGAATCTCGTTCCCGCGCAGATTCTTCTGAGTACGCATAGCCTGACGGCCTGCACTAACGGTCTGTACGGTTATATTACCGCCTTGCGCTGCCATATTGTTATGCGGTGCACCGGCAGTAAACAACTGAGCACCATCAAATATAACTGGGTTGGTTCCCAACATCCGATAAATTAGGCGGTTAATACCCCGGACAGCAGCTCTCACGTAAGCTTCAGGCGCCCTGGTCAGAATCCCGATATCGTCATTGATCAGAGCCTGCCGGGTAAAGCCAAATGCCCGACCGAAAGTAGCGATTGCCTTGTTGACTCCCTGGTCTTGCACTTCGTCAAATTTGAATTCACCGGACTGAGTCAAAGGCAGCAGGTCCCCAGCCTCGGAAATCTGATAATGAGTAGCCGCTTTAAAATCAGGATTGCTCCCCCGGCTAGTCCACCTCTGGTAGGTAGGCTGTGCAGCCCGGTAGGCAGTAGCCATTGATTTGTTCACGGCGTTGGATAAAACTGCAGAAAACTGGCTGTCTGGGCTCAAGGCCTCACGGAACAGGGTCTCATCATCCAGGCGATGCGCATTGGTCCGACCGGCACGCACCAGACACTCAACTGCCAGATCGCGTAATCTCATGCCGCGCAGATCAGGCGCTCCAGCAGCTGGTTTCTCAATAGCCCGACCGGCACGAAGCAAAATAGCATCTGAAGCTGCTTCTCTGAACTTTTCGGCTTCCTCCTGCTCTATTCTGATGTCGCCAACCCCTGCAGATGAAGGCTTTCTTTCAGTTTTCAACTTCTGCAGGATTGCAGCTCTGACCTGATCAACGCTTGCGCCCGAACTGATATACTCAGTCGGATCCACATCGAAATCCCGGCACAGCGCAGTTACTTCAGACACGCGCTGCCTTTCGACCTGTACAGCCCTTTCGGTTTCAGTTTGTTTTTCGACTTCCCTTTCCTCGTTTTCAATTTCAACCTTGAGGTTATCAATTTCCCGCTGCAGAGCATCAAACTCCGCTTGCTCCTCGGCAGTTAAGTTGCGCCCCGCGAGTTTCGCATTGTTTACTATTTCCTGCTGTCTCTGCAGCTTATTTTTGAGTTCCTCTCTTTTGTTCATGTTTCTTCCTTCCCCCTATAAAAAGTTTTTGTTTATTTGAAGCTGTCTCTCAATGATGTCCATTGGTTGACAGCCAGGTAAATGGGTGGTTTGTTGCTCCCTGCCGACTCCAACGGTATCGTCAGCAGGAACGGAAACAATGGATATTTCCATCGGAGTCCACCTGGTCGCCACATAGACCGGCCCCTTAAAACGTCCATTACTGGAGGTCTTGCCGGCGGCCACTTCCTCCCAGACATCCACCGCATACCCTACAGACACGCCTTTAAGCGTCCCGGCCTGGACCTTCTGAAAAATCAGGTCTGCGTCCGGATCCGGGTCAAATATGATATCGGCATATGTTCTTTTCTCGTCGGCATCCAGCCTGGCATTTTCAACCCGGCCGATTACATAGTTTCGATTATGGTTGAATAGAGCTACACCGATGCTGTTTAACCGGTCGAGATTGACGCTGTCTTTATCGTGCTGGAGTATCTCAGCCCCATACCATCGTTCGACCGGTTGCTCCGACGAAAAAGAAACGGTGACGCGCCTTTCATCCGCATTCACCGCTCTTATTGCCAGTTCAGTTATTAACCGGTCCTCTTGCCTGCCAACTGGCGGCTTATCACGCTCCGGCAATCTTATCACCTCCCAAACTAATTCCTAACTCCTTGGCCACCTTAATCTCCAGGGCCCTCTGCTTCAGCACGTCCCGCCAGTCTTCGCCGCGCTCTGCACAAAGTCTGGCCAGAGTATCCTGCCCAGTTTCCAGGGCCTTGGTATTGGCTGTGACTTCCTTCTGCGGGTCTATCCAGCTCCATCCCGGGGCGATCCACACGTGCCGCAAATACTTCCGCTTGTTCTGCCAGAAGTCAGGTATCTTTAATGCACCAGATAAAACAGCAGCTGTAATAAACTCGATGTAAACCTCACGGCAGAAATGCTCAATCAGAAACTGCTGCCACATTCGGTAATTCCGCTGGTCCTCAAGTAATCCCTGGCGAGCTGATGAATAATTGACCTGGGACATGTCCCTTGAGACCGCCTCATAACTAAGGCCCTGGCCAACACCAGCTAAGCGCTGCTGAATGGAAATGAAGTCTTTTGCGCTTGTGGCCTGGCCGGACGGTTGAACGGCTGCAATACCTTCCCCTGGCTGTAATTCTTTAATCATTCCAGGTGAAAGCGTCTGTTGCGGGTATCCGCTTTTTTCATCTTTTCTGCCTGACGCTACACCGCGCCCCAATGTCCCCGGGGTCGGAGATTGTTTTGTTATGAACACCGCAAGACAGGCCAGAATCCGTTCTTTCACGGAGACCGCTTCGACGAATTCATTCACGTCCCGGACCCGGGGTATCGTTTTAGCCAGAGGTGATATTTCTCTGATTTGCGTCGGTCTGGTTTTCCGCCACAGGTAGATAACATTCTTTGCTTCGATGCGTTCTGACTTGCCAGTCCAATAGCCGTCCGGCGTATATTGCTTCAGCCAGTACGCTACCGGCCGATTATACTGGTCAAGTTCAATCCCGCCTACAACACGGTTTCTATCTAACCTTGGCCAGGTGTTAATCGATGTATCAAGCTCATCAACCTCCCGGGCTTGGAGACGAAACGGCACTATACCATCCGAAGTGTAAACTTTGACAAAGAAAATGCCGCCATCAACTAAGATCCTTCGGATCGCCATAGCCTGCATTTCATGGAATGATTGCTGCCCGGTAATGTCACAGTTTTGTGGCCAGCACCACTCATTCCAGAGCTCCTCGATCTGCCTGTTAAGGTCCTCATCCTCTGAATCGTCAAGCCGTTTTATCTTTGCCTGGAGATTGATGCCGGTACCAACTACATTTCGTTCATACGGACCGATGACGCCCTCTGCTATGTCACTATTCCTCTCCAGGTCTCTGGCCCGGGCCCGGATCACGTCTCTGGATGTCCGGTCTATCTGTTCAGCTGTCGCGTTGACCGGTGCCCACCCACTATTTAAGCGATCAGCGCTGCCGGCATCATAAAAACTACGCAAAGCTTCCCGCCAGGCGCTCCGGCTGTATCCCCAGCTGGGGCTTATAAAGGCGATCGCCCTATCTAACCAGTTCAAAGGCATCACCTCCTGTCAAAAACAGCTACCAGTGTCGTATAGCCATTCTGTTCAGCCAGAGCCGCCTCAAGTCGTCTTCTTTCCTGAAAGAGGACTTGCAAGTCTGCCCTGCGCAGCCGGCGGCTGCCGATGGCATATTCCTGGGCCCCGCTCAGAATAGCTGTTATGGCTGCATTTACTTGATCTAATTGCTCTTGGATTGTCATCGGATCCACCCACCTTTCTGGTTGATCCATGAGCCGTCAGTTTTAATGAACCCATTTTGCGTTGGCTCAGGCTTTCTCGAAGGTTCTTCTGCAGGAGTTTCCTCTTGCAAGTATCTAACGTGTAAAAGGTCAGCAGCTGCAGCTGCATATACCTCGCAATCGAGATAATGATTGGCCGCAGTGGGCGTCTTGGGCTGCCACACTTCTATCTGCTTGTCGCCCTTCTTTACCAGAACTTTGTGCTCAGAGGTAACCTGCTCTGCATACTCTTCATCGCAACCCTGGTACACCATCCATGAACCTTTGCCGTTTGGTCGGTTTAACCGAGCGGCAATCATACTTTTATATTGACTGGTATCAACCAAGACCAGCCGCATGCCATAGGCTTTGCTGTTGATTTTATCAATCGTACTAATCCGGTACCGGCTCAGCATCGGATTGCTGGATCCTTTAACCGGGATCGCCCAATCCTGGTTCATGGCACAGAAATCATAAACGTCTTCTGTCTGATCTCCGGAATCGATGGCACACAGATTCACCTGGTACTGGGTACCGTCTCGCTTTGAAAACGTCGTGTTCATGATGACCTCGATATCTTCAAAGGACATCGCAATTCCGTGTGCAATGTTCCAGGAAGTCAGCAACGGTCCCCAGGCCCTGATCGTCCAGTACAACATCCCTCGCTGGACGTCAACGCCGCCGGTTAGAAGAACTGCTTCATCTGGAACAACTCCTTCCTCGTATCCTGATTGACGCTCCAGAACCAGCTGCTTATTTATTTTGACCTGCGTATCCTCCCAGGGCTCAGCCAACCAGGAATTCACAAAGTTTTGAAGCAGATCGGGGAAATCCTTAGATTTTAAGAATTCATAAGCAACATCCCCAAAACGGACCCAGGGGGAGTATAAGGTATTGATATAAAAGGCCACTTTCCGGCTATACTGCCCTTTCTTCTTTTCAGCCTCCCAGCGCCCATTTCTGAGCATAGCCGGCTTATGGGCATCAGTGATTTTTTCTTTGCAGTACTGGCACTCATACCAGGCCAGGTCCTGCGCATCAGCTGGTTCCTTCACCCCTTTGGGCCATTTAATCTGTTTAAAGCTAAGTTTCTGGTACTGCCCACAGTGAGGGCACGGGATATAATAGCATCGGAGTTCGTCTGCATTTTCTTTGGCCGTCCAGATGTTCCCGGTCTTGACCGTGGGCGTGCTGGTCATGAATATTTTTTTGTTGTATGCAAAGGTTTTTGTCCGTTCTCTGGCTAGCGAGATCGGATCTGATTCTTTTCCCGACCGCGGCGGGTACTTGTCCACCTCGTCCAGAAAAAGATACCTGATAGGCCTGGATGCCAGCGAAGCCGGGGAATTGGCCCCGGCCAGAACTATATACATAGAGTCAAATTGCAGCTCCAGATCCTTCGATTCTCGAAAGTGATATCGTTGTTTCAGTACCGGAGCCAGGTCAATCATAGGCTGTACTCGGTTTTTGCTTGCAAACTCCGCCAACTCCAGAGTCGGATAAACGACAAGCGCAGGAGCCGGATCCTGCGCTATCACATAACCTATCATGTTGTTAAGGGTTTCGGTACCACCCACCTGAGTGGGTTTGCAGAATATTATTTCTTCGATATCTGGGTCATTAAAAGCATCCATAACCCCCTGAAGGTATGGTGTTGTGCTAGTTTTCCAGGGCCCCGGCTGGGCAGATGTCTTTTCATCCAGAACTCTGTACCTGTCAGCCCACTCACTGACAGTCAAATTTTCCGGCGGCCGCAACACTGAAAGAGCTGCCAGCAGCCAATCAGGAAGACTTCTTTTTCTCCTTTTTCTTTGCCGTCGTGGGTTCATACACTCCCTCTATACTCATCTGCTCCAGGGCCTCATTGATTATCTCTGTTAGGTACCTTTCAATCCTTCGAGCGGTCAGTGGATCAACGAAAGGCGCCACCTCAGTAGACAGCTTCCTGGATATCCCGGTTAGCGACCGTTTCAACATAACGAAGTACCGACTTAATTCGTTTACAACTTCATCCCGGGGAAGGTACTCGCCTTTGGAAATTTGATTCTTGATCTCCTGCATCTCTGCTTGCAACGACTTATACCTTATTTCGGCCTCCAATTTCTGTTGAGCCAGCGACCTCTCTTCAACCTCATCCTGGGATCGGGGGCCGGCGGCACCGACCATGCCGCGCCATCTTAAAACGTCAGCTATTGGCCAGTAACCTCGGGCCGCCTTAGGACAGCCTTTCTTTCCCCAATATAAAAGGGTGTCGCTGTCGACACCCAAGGTTTTAGCTGTTTCTGCGGTTGATAAACAGACCTTGTCATCTATGATCTTCACCCGCGCTATGGGCATTTCATCACCAACTTATTTAAAATGCCGAAAAACCGAAAGATTTTTGATGTTCATACTCGGTGAAAAATCGGGGCTC